AACCCAGTTGACTCCGTTATAAGCAGAGCGCATTAACCAATATGCGACAGTCCCTCAAAATCTTCTGCAGGTATCATAACTGCAGTGTTAGTTCCATTCGTAACACCAATGTGTTCACCATTTTCTACGCGAGATATTAGTTCATCCCAGCGTTCTTGAAATTCTTCTACTGTAAAAATTTCCATTACTTACCAACCAAGGCAAACAACCCGTGCGAATAGAATCCCAAAACAATAGATCCTAAGATCGCACTTATAATTGTAGCAGTTTTATTGTGTTTGTCAATTGCTTTATCGATCATTTCCTGGCACTGTTTTTCTGTAACGTAGTGCTCAGGTTTAATCTCATCCATCCTGTGCGACATTGGGCAGGTTACTCATAGGATCCGGTAACCCACTCACTATAGCACAAGCTCGCTTATAAAAGTAGTTCTCTGTTGTTCCGTTTTCCTCAAATTTCTCTTTAATGATTTGCCAATTAGCAAGTTCGTCGGGATGCATTTACTTAAAATGGTAACAGCATGATACTAGTTAGACATTTAAGTATCTCTAAAGATTTTTATTTCAAGATAATCAGGACATAAAATTAAACCATCCTGTGACTATGTATTTTGTTTGGGTTTTACTTGTAATACCTCTGTGAGGGTGAGTAAAATATGCCGGCCACATAAGAATATCGCCTGTACGTGGTTGGTATCTTTTTCTCTGATCAGGAAACTCAGTGCAACCCCCGTCTGACACATCATTTAAGTATATCATCCAAGCAAGCACTCTATCACTTAAACTTGAATCGCTTACGAGTCCTGGATTTTCAAAATGAAGATTGAAATATCCTTCATTCGGATAATATCTTTGAATTTTAAAAACATTATATAAATTCCATTTCGTCAGCAATCCAGACGAAGGAAAGTGTTTTATATATTTACTTGCTGCATCATGAAGATATTTTGAGATCCAGTGTATGCCATCACATCTCTTAAAATCGCAAAGAATTTCAGTATCTTTTTTTAATTTATAATCAATATGATATCCAGAATAACCTTCAAATTGAAGTTCTGAGTGAGATTCAAAATAATCGATTACTCTATTACAATCGATTTTCGGGACATGCCCTTTCATGTGTAGGATGTGATTTTTTGGGAACATCATTCCAATGTCTTATGACTCCAGAAACAATAAAAGCGTTAGTAACCATGTAACTAACAAATATAATGGTGCGTATGCCAGCAACGTAATTATCGTAAGGAGCTGTTTTGTCGTCACTGAAACTTCCTATAGCATACTTCCAAACTTCCCATACTTTTTTCACTTTATTTCAAAGTCAAGTTTACGAACCTTTCTCTTTCTTCTCTCTTCTTGATACGCGAGATCTTGATTGGAAAGAACATTGTCTGTCTTTTTTTGCACGTTATTTGATACCATGACAACTTTACTCAAATCAACGGCACCAACTTTGTCATCCACAACTCTCATTTGATTAGGGCAACCACAAAACTGAACTTTGCTATTGCTTGTCAGTTCCGTTCTGCATTCTTTGCATCTGACGGTAATCATTTTTCATAGTCCTCCTAGGGGAATGCAAGATGACGGGATCGAACCGCCGACACCCAGAATGTAACTCTGGTGTTCTACCGCTGAACTAATCTTGCTAGTTGCCACCGAAGTAATTTATGTTAAGCACATAGCGTGATCGGTGGCTGGTTGTAGTGGTACTGGTGTGTTTTAAATCGCTAGGAAATAATAACAACCGATTAGCAACACTGTCAACCCGTTGTCCATCCTCAAATCCTGTATACCCATCACATGTATTGATATAGTACACGGCAGTCTTACAATACTTCATATAATCACGTTTGAGTGAATTATCAATGTGATAACCAAACTCTCTGATTTCAGAAGTACATGTAGTAAGATTAAGTTGAGTACGGTAAATCATATCAACATTTAACTGTTCAAAAAAAGGAACGAAAAAACTATAGTATTGACTTCGCGCTACCCTATCTTTGTAGAGTACATGACAGAAATGTTGATTATGTCGTTCTTCTACAATAGATTCTGCAAGAAGAACTCTATTATCATACCACGGAAAACTTGGATTATCAATAACAGTCTGACAAAGTTCACGGTGCCATTTTTTTGGCATGAAGTTATCAATAATCTTCATTTTAAAAAGGTGTGAAAAATAGTAATATCCCCTGCTCGTCAGCAGGGGAGGCTCAAGAGGGTTCCCACCTCTCTCCCGCGTGGGTTGGATTTCCGATTCTTTTTTCTCTCGGAGACGCGAGCACGGATGTATTCCAGTCCGTTACTCCTCCACCTGGACTCGAACCAGGGACAGGGTGATTAACAGTCACCTGCTCTACCAACTGAGCTATAGAGGAAT